AGCAACCAATAAAGATGCTTTTAACGCGATTGCAACAAAGCAGGATATACAAAATAGTGTAAGAATGGGTTATATCTCAATGACACTTTGTATTGATGATAAAAGCCCTGATTTTGCACAGGAAAACGCTAATTTTTATAAATATTTACCCATTATAGCCAATAAACAAGATGCAATCGATCAAGGCTATTTTTGGGCAATATCAGAAGCTAAGATAGTAAAAGAGGGTAGTGCGGTTCTTTTCGGATCAAACGAAGCCACTCCAATATTATATTCCGACCCCGCTGATGCAGGTCAAAAAGATCAACTAATCCCCGCCGGAGAGCAGGATAGTTTAATTAACAAAAATTATTTACATTTTATTTAAAAAGTATCATGTTTAAGTACAAGACTCCGGCTGAATTAGCCAAAATGGGAGAGTATGAATTAGAACTCTACCAACAGGAAAAGACAAAGCACGAAGAAGCTTTGAACAAAAAAACGGCTACAGAAGCCGCTGAAACGGTTGTAAAGGGTGCTGTTGATGAAGCTAAGATTGAGATTACCAAACTTATCGATGCGGCAAAAGAAGAAACACGAGTTGTGTCTGTTAAATTAGATGAAGCGCAAAAAGAAATTGATGCATATAAAGCTGAAAATAACAGAATACGCATCGCGGCCGCAGAAAATGAGAAAAACGGTAAATTCTTTGATGAAGCATTCAAAGAAGCCGTAAACAATGACGAAGTAAAAGAACAATTAAAAGATTTACAAAAAAATCAACATGCTAAAGTAACATTGGTGTTAAAAGATGTGGGCACGATGGGTATATCATCTATCACCGACATTGCTATGGCTAATGCTCAATTAAGACCAGGCATTGCAATGTTGCCAAATCGCCGTATTCATATGCGTAATATCATGAGTACCGGGCGCATGACTTCATCTGATTATCACTATTTACGTGAAGTCGGTGGCGATGGAGATGTTGCTGGATGGGTTGAAAACTCAGGTGTTAAACCGGCTTTGGATTTAACATATATTGAAAAGGTTGCACCAGCTGAATATATTGCTGGAACACTTGATATTTCGCGCAAAGCGTTGGATGATGTTACCGCATTGAATACTGCCATACCTCAGCGTTTGGTTGAAAAATATTTAATAGCAGAAGATTACAGCGTCTTGCAAGGAAATGGAACGCCTCCGCAATTAGATGGGTTGCTGAAAAATGCAGAAGATTACGATGGAGATCAGACATTTCTTATTGATAAGCTTTTGGATGCAGCTGCTCAACTTGAGGAAAATGAGTATTATTGCGATGGTATCATAGTTAAACCGCGTGATTGGGCTGCAATTCTGCGTACAAAGGGTAATACCGACGAATATACATTGCCTGGCATTGGCGTAGTTACCATGCAAAACGGTGTTTTATATATAGGTGGAATACCTGTTTACAAAATGAACGGAATGCCAGCAAATAACCGTCAATTCCTTGCTGGAGATTGGATGTTAGGAGCGCAATTGCTTATACGTGAAGACCCTCGTGTTGAGTTTTCATACGAAAACAAAGATAACTTTATCCAAAATAAAGTTACAATTCGTGTTGAAGGCCGTGTTGCACTGCCAATTTATTACAGTGAAGCATTTGTTAAGGGATCGACAGGAGCAACTACGTAATCGGTTTAGTTTTTGGGTTTATAATTGGGAAAAGTCCGGCATAAGTCGGGCTTTTTTTTGTTATTAATATTTCGTTACTTTACTTGCATGGCTGCAATAGATGTAATTTCGCTTCAAAATGCAAGAGATTGGTTGGTAGTCGATGACAATTTCGACGATACAATAATCACAAGGTTGATTAATTCGGCTGTTTCGTGGGTTGAGCAATATACTTGCTATCGCCTTTACGCCCGTGACGAAACATTTATAACAACATCTTGCAAAACGAGCCTGCCATATTTTCCGATTAACTCAAAATCAATCAAGCTAAAAGACGATACAGACTACACAGCAACGAATAACACTTATTTCTATGCTGCACTATCACTCATTGTAGATTGTCCAATACAAAGCACTATAACGCTTAATACGGGCTATACAGACCCAACTCAAATACCTTCACCATTGCTTGAGGCGTGTTACAAACTGATAACTTATTTGTATGAAAACCGGGACGCATACGGAACGCAATTGCCTATTGATATTCAAATTCTGATCAACCAATTTAGACGTTCAATTGTATGAAAAAGCCTTATGAAAATAGTACGGACTACGATCCAGGTAGATTCAGATACAGGCTTACTTTCTTTCAGCGTGTCATAACAAAATCACCATCAATAGGCCAAACAGAAAGTTGGACACAATTAGTTACAAAAAGAGCTATCCGCGAAATCGTGCCAAAAAGATTGAGTCTTGACGGATTTATTCAAGATAATGCAGGATCAACAGATTTGTATGAGATGTGGCATTTTACCATCCGTTATACGCCAAGTTTCATACCTAAAAAAGATATGGCTATTTCATGCGGATCTGATATTTACACCATCAAACAGGTTTCAGAAATAGACGAACCGAGAAACTATTATAAAATACTTTGTGTTAAAACTGATTTAAATTTGACAACGTGACACATGATGAGGCCATAGCACAATTGCAATCACTTGAACAAGGCGTAAAAGAAGCCATGAGAGAGAGTGAATTGAAAATTGCAAAGGAGATTGTGCAAGATGCAAAATCAATGGCACCAGGTTCGTTGAAAAACGGAATTTACTTCACACAAACCGAAGATGGTACTGAAATTGTTGGCGGTGATAATTTAGCGGCATACGTGAATTACGGGACTGGCGAATTTGCAGAAGCTTACACACAATCCTTACCGGCTGAAATAAGACAAGAGGCATACGATTTATTCTTTGTGAGTGGCAAAGGTCACGGACGTGCAAATCCTTTCTTTACAAGCCCAGTATTGCTTCATTCAGAGGAATTATTACCTACAATAGAGCAAGAATTGAAAAATCTAATAAAATGATTTATATTTAACCGTGGCGAGAACAGAACCAAATCAGCCGCTTAGGGCGGGACTTGCAACGGTACTTACACCAATTGGCGTACCTGTTGAGTCTAAAAACTTCCCCATAGATACCAAAACCACAAAACAATACATTCTTATTTCCTCGCAAACAAAGCAAAGATTCGCAGTTTCAAAAGATTGTTATGATTATCTTTGTTCAGTACAGATTGACGTTAATTCAATTTTTAGCAATGGTGTGGCAAATGCAGATTCAAACGATCAGTTAGAAGGCCAAATTGTTAATCAAATTGAAGGTGGCAATTTGGAAGTCGAAGGATTCAGGATCAACGAAATAAGATTTATTCAATCCATAGATTTAGATGTAAGCACCCCAACAATGACTATTTTACGCAGGGTTATTACTTATCAGTTTTGGTTGGGACAAATTGAAACACAGCCGGATGGATTACCATACATTTTAGACTTTATATTATCATGAGTTTACCACATAAAAATACAGGGGATACGGTAACAGCCGAAGACTATAACAAAATAGCCGATTCTGTTAACAAATTTGCAAGCGGTCGCGCTGTTTTGGTTGATGGTCAGATCACAGTTAATTGTCCTTTGGTAAATAACCTTTTGAGACATATTAACGTAGTTTATGAACAGCAAGGTGATGGACCGGTAGGGTTTTTAATGACTCCGTGGCCTTTGATAGTTAATGATACTTCTTTTGTGATTCAATCGGTGGATTCAACAGGGGCTATTAACATAGCAGATAATGCAGCAGTAAGATGGATTGTAATTTCTGATACAGAATGATAGCAGGGTATTTAATCGGGTTAAAAATTAACGGGGCTTTTGTTTCGTGTGAAACTTCATGTTCTATTAATTTCAAAAATAATAATTTGCCTGCTTCTGCTATTACTTCCGGAGGATGGAAAGAATTTATTTATGGTATCAGGGAATGGTCTGTAACGGTTGATGGTAACTTACTTTTAGAAGCCGTACCAAGTGACATAAAAGGACTTATAACCACGGGCTTTATAGGTCAATATCCTATGGTAGCATCCTTTTCAACCAAAGTAAGTTCAACTATTCAATTAGCTTTATCGGGTGCAGTACTTTTGGATTCAGGGCAAATAACCGCGCCTCAAACTGGAATGAGTAATTGGACGGCTACGCTTCAGGGGACAGGAGTTTTGACTGCCACGTACCAAGATTTTGACCTATTGATCGACGCAATGCCCCCTGAGGCTGATTATTTAACAATCGTCGATGAATTAAACATACCCTAATCTATAATATTAAGATTTGCAAATTCGCCATAGTTTTCTTCCGCAAATTTATTATATGCTTTAGCTGCATCAACTTCATTTATATATAAACCTAAATATTTCGCTTTATAATTAAGTCCTGCTTTTGCTTGCCATTTTCCAGTCATTTTATGAAATGAAACACCTAAATATTTAGAACTTGAATTTTTTGCAGAGGTACAATTTTTAGCATTTTGAGATGGCGTTGCTTCTCTTAAATTTTCTATTTTGTCGTTTGCAGGATTTCGGTCAATATGATCTACAAATTTTGGCAAATAGCCATTATGCCAAAGGAAAATTATTCGTGCTGCTACAAATTTCTGAGGGAAAGGGCTAAAAAATATCCGTCTTCTTATCCCTTTATGTGTTGAATTTTCTGTACCAGCTAAGTCACCGATTTTAATTTTATAATTTCTACTTACTTTCCAGTATAAAAATCCGTCACGGTAATCAAAAAGTTCTTTTACTAATTGCTGAGTTAATTCTATCTTTGTCATATTCTTTTTTGTTTGGTAGCATAAAGATAGGAAAAAGTCTGTGAGAAATTGCGGGCTTTTTCTGTTATATTTGGTCAATGACAGGATCAGTTTTCATAACTCACAATGAAGGATGGGCGGCATCTAACGAAAGCATGATGTATGTTGACCGTGAAATTATCGAGCAAGACGGGAAAAAAGTTTCAAAGCATACCAATTTTTTGAAAATAAAAGCATTATTTTTACATAACATTGAAATATCAAAGGGATTATTGATAGATTTAATCTTTAAATTAGACGATAGCGACAGGTTACAAGGTTTTACAGGCGTGGTTACAGGCCAAACCAAAGAAACAACAGCTATCCAACTTTTGACAAAAACAGAGCGTATCAACGAAATTTTAAACAAAATAAAGGAGGAAAATTAAAATGGCAGGGCCAATAGCAGGAAATCTCATAGCTGTAACCGTTAACGGGCAAAAGTTACGTTGCCAAACAGCAGGGACGCTAACAATTACAGTTAACACTACTACGGCTGCTGCTTGCAAGCCGGATGACGCCACACCACCCGAACAAGCATCATGGGTAACGGCAACAAATGATAGCAGGGCGTGGAACATTACGTGTTCAATGAAGGCATTTTTGGATGACTTGCAATTAAGTGGACACGATGTTGCAGCTTTAATCATTGCAAACACGCCAAATGTTGAAGTTGAGTTCGGATCAACAGCCGGACAACACGATTTCCCGGAAGACATTGTTTATTCAGGGCCTGCAATCGTTTCATCATGGAGTTTTGTTGCACCAGGAACAGGTGAGGCAACACACGACATTACATTTACTGGTAACGGAGCTTTGGCACAAGATCGAGTACCTGTTGTTACCTAATAGTGCGCATTATTTCTATAAAAGGATTTTCGGGCGGGAGATGGCTAATAAGATATGCTTTCCCCGCCCGTTGTGGTTGTTACGATATAAGAATGACTACACAACTAAAACAAGATTATAAACCAACCGAAAACGAAGCCTTACAAGCGGCTATAAACCACCAAAATGAAATTAAAAATTGAAGGAACAGAATATGGTTTGCAATGGGGAATGGGAGCAATTGAGATATATTGCGATAGAATGGGATGTGATGTTGATGGGTTAGACAAAGCCATTTTTTCAGACAAAGAAATTGAAAAGCAAAAAGCCATTACAACCCTTATTTTGGCAGCGATTCAAAATTACTGCGAACTACACGAAATAGAATTTAATCTTAGCTACAGAAAGCTACAACAATATCTTTCAGATGCGCCTCAAAACACTTTTAACGAAATCATAAACGATTGGAAAAAAACCATGTACTTGGGTAAGACAATCGGGGAATGGTATTTTGGCGAAGCACCTGTCGATGATCCAAAAAAAAAGTCAGTCTTGGGAAAATCATCGAAATCTGCTACGAAATAGGAATGTTGCCAAAGGATGTAAAGTCATTACATCTAAAGGACTTCTTATTGATTCATAACGGGTATGAAAAGCGGCAACAACGTGAAGTAAACCAAACGCGTAACATCATGGCCTATATCCGAATGTTTGGCGGGATGGGATCAAGTGAATTAGTTTTCCCTAAAGATGTATGGCCTTTACCTATGGATAAGGAAAACGAAAAGAAAATGATAACTACCATAAAGCAAGCTTTGGCAATGCTGAAAGAGTTTCAAGATTGTTTGAAAAAGTGAGAGTGAATGAAGCGGAATTTTATTTCCGCTTTTTTTATTTACTTTTATAGTCAACATGGCCAAGCTTGTATATGACATTTCAGGAACATCGACGGGATTAGCAACAGCCGTTAATGATTCAATTGCCTTACTGCAAAAATTACAACTTGAGGTTAATAAACTTGGTACAGGTGCTGGTTTAACTGGATTAGGCAGGGCTATACAAGATGCTAATGGTCAAGCGGCTCAATTAAATAAGACTCTTTCAGATACTTCATTATCGGCAAAAGATAAAGGGGGTTTGGCCGCTTTAGATGCGTTAGATAAAAAACTTGCCATAGTTCGTGGTAATACAGAACTTTTCGGGGATTCTTTAAAAAACCAACAAGCTGAATTAGGTGCTTACCAATCTACTTTAAACAGGCTTTTATCATTAGGGTTTGAGCCTTTAGATGGCGATGTACAGCGTATTAAGGCTAATATTGATAGTCTAACAGCAAGCATAGCCAATGCAAATGCAGCACAAATAAGACGTCCTGAAGTATCAAATTCGTTATCAGAAGCAACAGTATTTAATCAATCTGCTATAGTCCCCGGGAATGTTGCCACTTCTGGCAGTGCAGCATTAATAGCAGAATTTAAAAAGGATTTAGATTCCGGTAAAATATCTGCGGCTGAATTTAATGCAGAAGTACAACGAATAAATGCGTCACAAATTGCTTTTGCTAAATCAACAGCATCTGCTTCTGTACAATTGGAAGAAGAAGTCGGTATTTTAATAGGCTTACAGACTGAATTAAAAGCCCTACAGACGGCAAAATTAACTTTGGTTAACCCTACAGATATAGCCAAACAAAACGCTTTAATACAGGAGTTAGAGGCCGAAATAACCCGATTTAATAATGTAGGTAAAGTTGGTTTCGATGCATCTGGTAATGCTATTAAAAACTTTGGCAAAGAGGCTGATAATGCATCAAAAGGTGGCGTAGCTGGATTTGGTAGAGGATTAACATCTGCTTATGGATCATTGCGTCAATTGGCTTATATTTTACCAGGCATTGGAATAGCAGGGATATTCAATTTAGCATTTGAAGCCATTGGTAAATTAGTAAGTGAAATTGATTTATTTAAGGGTAAACTATCAGATATACAAATTCAAAGCAAAGCTTTCCAAGATGCGTTTGCTTCTACAGATTATACAAAAGCAATCAGTTCTATACAAGAACTTACTGTCAATTTAGAACTTGCTAAAAACGGTTTTGTAGACAAAGACAAGGTTATAGATGAATACAATGATTCTATAGGCAGAGTTACCGGGCAAGTCGATACATTAGATGCTGCTGAAACCGGATTAGTAAAGCATGCCAATGAATTTATAAGAATAACACTTTTAAAAGCTGCTGCAAATGCTGTATTGAATGATTCTGCGAAAGATGTTGCAGATACAGCAGTTAAAAATCAAAAAATACAGGAAAAAATATTAAGTCTTCAGCAGGATATTAAAACAATCAGGGAACAATCAAAAAATGACCCTGCTGCATTTGGTGGCGATCCACAAGGTATAATAAATTCAGCCACTAAGGAAATTGCGAGTTTATCTCAAAAAATAACTGATAACAATAAAGACTTAAAAGAAACAACCGATAAGAGGATATCAATACTTTTAGATTTTAATAAGCAACAAGATAAAATATATAATTCATTAGGTAGAACAGGTGCATCGAGTTCTATAGATAACAATACTATTTCAAAAATTGCCAAATTACGTACTGAAAATGCTGACTTAGATCTTCAAACGCAACAAGCAAAGGATAAAAACATATTTGATAATACATCTGCGTCCCTATCAGACAGGTTGAAAGCATTAGCCGATTATTATGATAAGCAAAAGCAAATAATAACTAATAATGCAAGTTTAGAGTTATCAGTTCAAGGCCAATCTGCAACACAAATTTCAAATATTCAGAAAAAGAAGTATTTAGATTTACTAAATGCAGATAATGATTATCAAAAAAAGCGGCAGGAAATACTCAAATCAGGCAATAATAATTCTTTCGCAGATTTATCTAAGCAACTTGACGACATAATAGCAAAGACTAATCAATTATCTCAAGGCAGTGGCTTAACAGGATATGCAAAGCAAGTTCAAAGCATTACAAGCGATTATGCGACACTTAACAGGCAGATAGATGAGTTTATCAAGAAAACAAATTCAGACGTTTCACGAGGCCGTATAACCCGTTCACAAGGAAATCAGTTAATTAACCGAGCAAATGCAACACAGCAACTATTTGCACCCGATGAACAAAAACAACTTGCAGATGCACAAATAGCCGAAGCACAAAGAGTAGCTAATGAAATTCAGCGTATCAACAATGAGTTTGGCATAAAGGCAGACGATTCTTTTAAAGCACAAATTGATGGTGTAAATAAATTAGCAGATCAGGAAATAGCCAAAGCTAAAGAATCAGCCTTAACGCGTGAGCAGATCGAATTAAATTATTTAGATGCAATAGATCGTGCAAGTGGTAATTTCAGAGGCTTACAGGCGGCTAATATCAATTATTCAGCCCAAATACAGCAAGCCGATAACGCTGCGAAAACTATTATCCAAATCCAACAAGACAGGGCAACAGCTTTAGATAAAATAAATCAGGACTTCATACAAAAAGAAACCGATTTATGGAATCAGATACAGGTAATAGATGAACAAGCACAGGCAGAGATAGGCGATAAAACATCTACTGAAACCGGTCGTATACAGCGCGAATGGGAGAACAGA